AAGACTGCAATGGCGTGGAGATTTATGAGGAGGATGTCTTAAAGGATAAGCAACATGGCCTCCTGTGGATTGTTAAATTTAATGATCGTTGTTGCTTTGTAGCAGCAGAGCCAAATGCGCAATCCCCAGAGAATGTTCTTCTGGATGATTATGACTTTGAGGTAATCGGCAACTTCCACCAAAACCCAGAATTATTAAACCAACAGTAAGGAGGCCACCATGGCACATACAATTACAGGCAAATTAAATCGAGCGGCGAATCAGTTTGCCGCAGGGGAATCAACCGGGTTTGGGCTGCGACTTGGCGTTCGCTACTATGACCGAGAGACGCAGCAAAACGAGTGGACTAATTACGAGTGCGTAGTGTTCGCAAAAAACCCAAATCAGATTGCGTTCTATCAGACCGCTCTGGTCGAGGGCGCTATTGTTGAGGTCAGCGGACGCCAGCAGAAGATCAAGACGTTTGACGGCCAGAACGGCCAGAGCATTAGCATTGAGCTGCTGAATGCAGAGCTTGGCTATATCGGCACACCGGGCAACGAACAAGGCCAGCAGCAGGCGCCTATGCAGGGTATGCAACAGCCTCAGCAGATGCAGCAACAGCAGCAGGCATACCAGCAGCCGCAGCAACAGTATCAGCAGCAATATCAGCAGCCACAGCAAAACCAAATGCCAGCCGCTGGCGATACGCCGTTTTAACAAACAAGAAAAAGGTGATGTATGAGTAATATTATTCTAACTCCATTCAAGCTCAAGTTGCTGATTCACTTACACTGTAACCCTACAAAGCCTATTGATTCTCCGGCGCTTGGAGAAGCCATTAAGCAGTTTTTAGATAGTGGGATTGCCGTTGAAAACCCTGACTCAGAGCGCGGATACGACTTAACCGAGCGCGGATTTAGCTGGCTTCAGGATATCCTGTCGGTTCCGATTCCTAATTAACCAAACCGCCCCTTCGGGGGCGCAGGATTAACCCATGCCACTAGTTAAATCGCGCATAAAATACCTGTCGCCACTGGTACGGGTCTACAAATGCGGGCCAACGAAGAAAGAGACTCCGGAGCAGATCGACTACGTTTCGTGGCTGAAAATCAATCACCCAGTGTTGCGGGCCGCTGTTTTTCACGTACCCAATGAGGGTAATCACACAAAAGGCTACCGCTCCACTCAATCGAAAATGGGCCTGTCACCAGGAATCCCTGACCTGCTGTTTTGGTGCCTTCCGTTCGTGATCGAAATGAAGGCTGCCAGCGGATCGCTAAAAGAAGAACAAAAACTCAGACTAAATGAAGCCGCCGAAGATGGACAATTCGTGTGCCTGTGCTATGGTGCAGAGGCTGCCAAAGAAGCTACGGCGGATTTTTTAGAATGGTATAAAGAGAGGAAATAGAATGCTACCAATACAACAAGCTCAGCAGCTGGTAATGCAGCAAGAGCAAAACTTTAACGCGGTAAAAGCCGCTGATGAAATAAATTTTGCCCGCGAGGCGCAGTTTGCCTGTCAGGCGCTTGGCAATAACAGCTATCTGGCCAACATGGCAATCAGCAATCAGCAATCGCTCATTGACGCCGTGACCAATGTCGCTGCCATTGGCATTACGCTAAACCCGGCGGCTAAACACGCATATCTGGTTCCGCGAGACAAAAAAGTCTGTCTCGATATCAGCTATATGGGTCTGCTGCATATTGCGATTGAGTCCGGTTCAATTCAGTGGGGTCAGTGCAAAGTCGTGTACCAGTCTGATCAATACCGAAACACAGGTATCGACACCAAGCCGGTGCACGAGTATCAGGCGTTTGGTAATCGCGGTGACTGGGTGGGCGCGTACTGCGTTGTCAAAACAGCAGCGGGCGACTACCTAACGCATGAAATGAGCCGCGCAGATATTGAGGCAATCGCCAAGCGCAGCCCGTCATACAAAAAAGGAAGCGGCCCATGGAAGACCGACTTTTTCGAGATGGTAAAAAAGACCGTGGTCAAGCAAGCGTACAAATACTGGCCGAAGTCAGACCGCCTTAATGCTGCCATTGACTACCAAAACAACAATGGCGAGGGCGTCGAGATCGCCCACAGCAGCGAAAAACAGATCAATCTGACAGACACTCAGGCGGCAACCATTCGCGGCCTGTGTGAGCGAATAAACCGCACTGAGGATCAGCTGCTAATGTACCTGCCAAGCCTGCTACCGCGTGACATTTCCACGCTCGACGAAATGACCAAAGAAGAAGCCGAGCAGGTGATTTCATTCCTCAATCAAAAGGTGTCCGGACAATGAGCATCATCGACGATCTGAAGGCGAAAAAGGCGAAAGCCGATGCGATACTGGGCTTCGACACATTCGAAGCTGAGCAAGGCACTGACGATTGGCACAAGATGCGCCTTGGACTTATCACGGCATCCAATGCCGTCAAAATACTCGGCAAGGGCGCGACCCGCCAGACCTACATGAATCAGCTAATCGCAGAAATCTGCACCGGACAGCGCGAGGCCGACTTTAGCAACGCTGCTACCGAATGGGGCAATCTGAACGAGCCTTACGCACGACAGAATTATGAATTTCTTACAGATGAGACGGTGCTGCAGCTAGGGTTCCTGTATGGCGACGACATGAGAACAGGATGCAGCCCGGACGGCATCACCGCCAGTGGTCGCGGGCTTGAGATCAAATGCCCGTACACGACCAAATATCACATTGATTTCCTAGTTAACGGTGCTGTCAAAAAAGAGTACCAGGCTCAGGTGCAATTCAGCATGTGGGTAACAGGCATTGAACTGTGGGATTTTTGTTCGTTTGACCCTAGAATGCGCCGTGAGAATCTCCGCCGCCACACATTTGATCGATCAGATAAATGGATGGCTGATTTTGACAGCGCGGTGCCTGAATTCTGCCGGGAGCTGGATCAGAAGCTGGCACAAATTGGGTTTAAGTTTGGCGAGCAATGGAATATTGCTGAATCAGAGCAACAACAAACAGCGCCGCCGACTGACAGCGCGTTTGGGTGATGAATAGCGCGGTTTAATCCGCGCTTTTTATTAAAATGAAAATGCCGAGATTGCCCGGCATTTGAAAAGGTTTTATTGCGTCAGTGAGAAATCCACACTGTAACTGAAAAATCAGATGCAGTTGCATCCCAGTCTGAATCTGTCTCTATGATTACATGCAGATTTCGATCCCTAATAACTTGATCGTCGATAACATCTGCAATAGCAGTATAGCCAAAGCGATTGTTATTAGTTATGGTATGCCGTACTGATGTAGCCTCTGACCCGTTTTGTATCAGCTTTACGACGGCGCTGCCCGCCGCAGAAGATGACATATTGTTTACAGCAGTAGATAATGCTGTAATATTACCAGACCTCGCAATGCGGACACCACCAGCTATTGATAGACCCTCCCCGCCTCTGGGTGATAATGTTGTTGTAGAGTTAGCCGCTATATTCTCCGCGTAAAATGTTATTGCTGTCAGACCGCTACCGATGGGATTGACGATAAAATCTGGATCTTTAGCGAGATTAACCCATCGCGTCACTGCTCCGGTTGAGAATACATTACTAACTATATTATTGTTTGCTCCAAAAGAATTTCGTACTAGAGCGGTAGTATTCGTGCCTTCATGCCTCAAATTAATAACTTTATTACCTGAGCATTTACCGTTGTATACCTCGTATACAGATGTGTTATCAAATTCTACATGCTGTGACTGAGTTAGTGTTATTGTCGTTGACGTGTTGCTTTGTATTAAACCGACGGTGCCAGCCCCGGAACCGGATATAATCCGCAGAGTGCCGTTAGATAGCACTGGGAATGATGCTGTATTGTCTGTCAAACTACTTGCCGTACCAGACGTTGCAGTGCCTGAAAATGATGCCGGTATATCGCTGAGATTGAAAAAATAATCACCGATACTCTCAGCACCTATGTTAGTGAACATATTGGAATTACCCGCTTGTATGTCGAAAACTGTGTTAAATGCCGCGGCTCGCTTAATATTTGATATAACGTTAGAATTAGGAGCGTCCAATCGTGTTGGGTTGTTTAATACAAACCGAAACGCAACACAGTCCGATGTAGGGTTGCCGGGAGACCATGCACCTGCTAGGAATAGATCGTCGAATGAATTGTAGTAAGGTGCAGAACCCACTCCATTCCCCGCTCCGTAGAATGCTACAGTATAATCTGCTAATAACTGTACTAGTAATGATGAAAAATTTGCTCCTTGACATCGATCAAATCTGATCCCAACTGTATCTTGATTGTTTACTCTGAGGGCAATATTGCTCACGCCGTTATAGCTGTATACATCGTTAACAGTATCTGTGGTAATAGCAGCTTCCCCCGGAGATCCAAAAAAATTAATAGTGGTGTTTGACTCACCATCACCTATTAATTTTACCCACGATGATTTAAAAACTAATGGGGAATTAGTGCGGAAAAATCCTTTACCAAGTCTTACCGTACCACCGGATTCAGTGAATATTGTCGATGTACCGAAAAAATCAATAGCGGCTTGTATTGCTGGTTGGTCGTTAGAGATATTATCACCCTTTGCACCGAACCACTCTACGAATGCCGAGCCATTAAACCCTCGAACCCACGCCCCTGTAGTTCCAGATGGATCAGACGGAAACGCAACGTAAATACCGGTCAATGTGTCTGCTGAAACCTCTGCCGAATAATCCCCATATTTAGCGGTAAAAATACCGCCGCCCTTTGGCTGCTCCGGTGCTGCTGTTGCGTTATACCCAGACAAACTTACCTGCTGCCCATCAAACAGCGGCTCAAGCGCTCGAAGATCAGCTATAGTGTCTACGCCGCTTACAAAATCACGCACTTGCCAAACCTGCACA